TGGATTGTATTGTTTAATATTTGGTCCATATTGTTGCAACTGGAGAAAGTCTCCATCACTGGACAAAATTAATACTTTTTGATGTGCTGCATATCTAGGTGCAAGTGTACCAATAATGTCATCGGCTTCTGCTCCGTCAACATCAATAACCTTGTAAGGAAAGTTTTCTTTAAGTTCCTGTTTGAGCTTAGTCAACAGTTCAAAAATCAGATGCCAGTCAAGTGCTGATTTTTCACGGGTGGCCTTGCGACCTGCCTTGTAGAATGGAAAGAACTCCTTGCGCCAATACTTGCGGTTGTCACAACAGAGTACAACTTCTCCGTATTCGTTGCGGAAAGTCTTTAGGTGCATCCTAAGAATATTCAAGACCAAGTGGCGGATTAAGTCTTCTTCCAACTTAACTCCTTTTTGATTTGACAATTGTGCCATTAGTCCGGCTAAAAGAACCTGGTTCAGGTCAACGAGAATCATTATAAATCCATAAGTTATAAAACTACACTATATCACGCTTCTTGAAATTTGTCAAATATTCCATCCATAAGTTTACCAGATGTTGTTGTTTTTTTGCAAATGATTCCATAAAAATCCAAAGGAATCAACATAGACATATATTCCAATGGAGCGGCAAGTATTGCATCAAATCTTTCCAAATTATCAATATCTCCGTCATCTGTTTCTCTGAATAGTATAACATCATAACAATCACCTAAAACAGTACCACTTACTTTTTCACCAGCCTCTTTCAATTCATTAACTTCAATATGTAGTGAATCTTCTTCTTCACCCGGCAAAAACATAAATGTGTGAAAATTCTCTTTATCAAATTTCTTTAAGTAGTCTAGCATTATAATCCTTGATATGTGATTTTCTTACTCTAACCATAATCCAGCTATTGTAATATTCGTCACTCTCCATAACCTTGTGTGCAAATTGTTCTCTTGCTTCAACATAACTACATTCACCTTTTGATTTACATAGATGTAGTATTTCTCTTTTGAATTTATCTTTTCCATAGAGTACAACATCTTTTTGTAATTCTTCACTGCTACCATAGTAAGTTGGCCAGTCACTAGCCACTTTGTATTTTTTCTTTTTGCCTTTTACTTGTTTTGTTTTGGAGAAATAGAAAAGTTTCTTACCAATATATTTTCTATTCGTTTCTAGGTTTGTTATCATGTATACAAACCCGTAACTATCTCCAATCAAATCTTCTGCAAAGTCTGAGTCTTTATATAACCAGTTTATTCCCATTTTAAGTCGTCTTCATCAATGTCATCATCCTCTATATATTCTTCGGATAATTCTTCGATGGGTTCGCCACAAAATGGACAAAACTCTGGCATTTCTTGTGAGGTTAGTTCCTCATAAAACTCAACTTCATAAGTTGATTCACAACTTAGACATTCTCCTGATACTATCTTGTTTTTCATTTTTATCTCCCATTTTTGTTGTTAGTTTGCCCATACATCACCCCAATCTCCAGACAAAGCACCCTTTGCATAATCGGTTGCTCTATTCTCAAAAAAGTTTGTATGCGTTGGTGCATTAATCATTTCTTCAACCCATGGTAGTGGGTTTTTCTTAACTTTAAAGATACCTTTCAAACTCAATGAAATCAATCTACGGTCAGCAATGTAACGAATATATTTCTTAACATCTTCCGCAGATAGACCTTCCATAGCACCCATGTTAAAAGCTAAATCAATAAACTTATCTTCAAGTTCAACCATCTTTTCTGCGATAGTGTAGATGCGAGATTTCAGTTCATCGTTCCAGATTTCTGGATTCTCACCTATGTATGTTCTAAACAATTTAATCATGTTCTCTGCATGTTGTGTTTCATCAACGATAGACCAAGTAACAATCTGGCCCATGCCTTTCATTTTACCATGACGGGGAAAATTCAATAACATGATGAATGAAGAAAACAACTGCATACCTTCGGTGAATGCGGAGAATACAGCTATGTGTGTTGCAGTATTTTGTTTAGTTGTATTTTGTTTAGATATGTCGATTACATAATCATGTTTCTCACGCATTTCAGCATACTCAGAAAATTCATTGTATGTTGTTTCCGGTAGACCAAGTGTTTCAATCAAATGTGAATATGCAGCAACGTGTAGAGCTTCGCGAGCAGCAAAACCTAACAACATCATACGCATTTCAGGTTGTGGAAAATATGGCAAGTAGTTGTTTACATAACCGCCAGCAACGTCAATGTCTCCTTGTGTGAAGAATCTAAAGATGTGTGTTAGAAATTGTTTTTCTTCAGTTGATAGTTTTTTCTTCCAATCTTTAACGTCTTCCATCATTGGTACTTCCGTATGCAGCCAATGTGATTGTTCATGTTTCAACCATGCATCATAAGCCCATGCGTAGTTGAATGGTTTAAAGTATGTACGTTCTTGTGTAACGTCTTGGTTTGTTTTTTTAATCATTTGTTTCTTTCTTTAATTCCAGTATTTTGAATAATCCGTTTTTTTCCAATATCCATCATTGTTTCTATTCCAAAAATTCTTGATTAGATACGAGGCCATGCCAAAGTATCCCATTTTTTGAAATCTTCTACTATCCTGGCCAAAGTAATGTTTGACCAGTTTAAACTTCTTTATATCATATTTCTTTGACAGAAAAAAGTCTTCGCTTGTTCCATAATTTTCAGCAAAGCCACCGTATTCTTCAAACTTATCTCGGCGGGTTAACATAAATGCACCAACAGCAAAAGGAACTTTGTAACTCATAATGCGATTTACAAAGTTGAATAACATAAATCCAATCTGTGCTCTTATGTCACTATCATAACACTTTGCGTACAATCCAATTAAGTCTAGATTGTGAGATTCTATTTCATCAACTGCGTCACGAATAGTATTGATATTAAAGAAACGAACATCTGCATCGATAAACAAGATGTACGGAGTAGTTACTAACCTGGCTCCATTGTTCTTGGCAACACTAACTGGACCACCATCAATAATCTCAACATTCAATTTTCCCTTGGTGGATTCAATAACTTTACGAGTATTGTCAGTAGAGCAATCTGCAATGATAATTCTGGTACTACCTATCATTTGATTACGCAGCTGTAATAATAACCACCCTATGTATTTTTCTTCATTCTTACATGGAATGACGATTGTAATTTTATCACTCAGTATCATTATCTGATCCTTTCGTCCAAGTAATTATTTCCCATTTACCATCATGGTGTTCAACTAATGCTGTGCAACTTTCAACCCAATCACCATCATTCATGTATACAACACCATTAATATCCTTAATCTCCGCTTTGTGAATGTGGCCGCAAATTATGCCATCATAACCACGTTTCTTACAATAGTTGGATAGATTATACTCAAACTTAAACATAAAGTCAACAGCTTTTTTTACCCGCTGTTTCAAAAACTGACTAAGACTCCAATATCCAAATCCAAACTTGTGTCTGAACCAATTAAATTTGGAATTTAAACTCAAAATCAAATCATATGCTCTGTCACCTAAGAATGCCAACCAAGGAGCTAGTCTGGTAATTCCATCAAACAAGTCACCGTGAACAACTAGGTAATGTTTACCGTCGGCGCCGATATGTTCTATTTGATTGTGTATTTCAATTAGACCAAAACTGAATCCATATGGAATCATTGGTCTTAAAAATTCATCGTGGTTACCTGCTACATAGACTACTCTGGTTCCGCGCTTGGCGTGACCAAGAATTCGGCGAACTACATTCGTGTGGCTTTGTTTCCATCGCCACTTATTTTGTTGTATTCTCCATGCATCAATAATGTCACCTACAAGATAAAGAGTGTCGCAGGTATTATGTTTTAAAAAGTTATTCAATCTATCCGCTTGGCAATCTTTGGTTCCTAAGTGAACATCTGAAATGAATATACTTCTATATGTCTTTTGCATTTTATTTTTTTAGGTATAAGTTATCTACAAAATCCAATAATAATCGATGATGGTCACCGTTGTGCCATTTATCTTTCATCCAAGTATATGAATCATACCAAAATTTCTCACTCTCAGGATGACAACCAATTAGTCCAATGTTATTCTGAACGATTGCCATAGGATCACCGTTTGCATATGTTGCAACAGTTTGAAATTTATAACTATCACCAATCAAAGCACAACCATCATTAAAGAACATACGCATTGGTTCTCCATTCCAAACAACAGGCATATTCTTTGTGTGTGGTCTTTTAGTGTCTGACGTTTCTCTTTTATAATACTGTATGGGTTCAACATCTTCTAATATATTAAAGTAATGCTTACCTGTCCAATATGCACCCATACAAATACCAAGATATTTTCCACCGTTTTTAACATACTCTTTAATTCTAGTACCATTCGCTTTCATAAGATAGTCAAAAGAATCAGAATTGCCAAAACCTCCAGGAAAACATATAATATCCACATCATCAAAGAAGTTTTCTTCTACTGTTTGTTTTGTGAATATTTTAAAATTGTAATAATCAGATAGTGCATTAATGATACCATTGTTTGATTGTATTGAGCACATCGGCTGATGTACAAATACAGCTATCTTTGGTTTCATATTATCTAACCAACCAGTTTTCCAAATCGTTCTTTGTTTTTAATCCAGTCATTCTTCTGACCTCAATATTTCCATCCATCATTACAAGAGTTGGTACAGACCTAATGCCAAATTCAACTGCAATATCGGAATATTTGTCAATATCAATAACCTCAATTAAAGTTTCTCCTTTGACTTCTTCTAAGATAGCAGCCATCGATTTACATGGTCTGCACCATTCTGCTGTGAATCTTAATACTCTTTTCATTTTTGTTCCTCATACATTACTGTGTTAGTTTCACCCAGTGCCCACTTTGAGTCCGTTTCTACAGACCATTTTTTCATGGCAACTTTAAAATCTGGATGTTTTAATTGTTTTGGATTACTACTTGGTTCTAATATAATTAATCTATTATTTGGCTGAGCAGCAAACTGCCCATTATCACACTGAATGAAATTATAAGACTTGTG